GACGACCTGACCGTCGCTGAAAAGCAGGCCGAGCTCGGCGGTTGACGTGGCATACGCAACCGTTGCCGAGCTGGCCCGCATCTTGCAGCTCAACGCACCCTCTGCAGCGCAGCTCGTCGCGTTGCAGAGGGTGCTCGACGCTGCAGCGACCGAGATAGACAAGTACCTCGGCTTGGCCGAGGCCATGCCCTCGCCGCCGCCCGCGCTCGTGGTCGAGGTCAACCTAGAGCGGGCGGTCGAACATTGGAAGACCGAGCAGTCGCCCTTCGGCATCGTCGTTCTCGGTCCCGAGAGCCTGCCGACCTACTCGGGCCGCAACCCGTGGTCGAGGCATGCCCGCACGCTGCTACCGCTAAAGGAATCATGGGGCGTCGGCTAAGTGGGGCGGTCGCTTTACCCTGACTTCCCGGCGCCGACGCAGCCGAACGCGGGCGGCGCTTTCGAGCTCGGCCAACGCTTCAAGGATTCGGCGGGCGGCTTCGTCACGAAGCTGCGCTACGTTCGCGCCTCGGCCGAGCCCGCCGTCGACCATACGTTGCGGCTTTGGTCGGCGGCGGGGGTCGAGCTCGCGTCGGCGGTCGCGCCTGCAGGTGCGTCGGGAACCTGGCACGAGGCGATCCTCGCGACGCCGTACGAGCTGACGCCCGATACCGAATACGTCGTCTCGGTTTCGGTCACGGATAGTCGAGCCGAAAACGTCAGCGGCAATTGGCCTCCGCCGTCGCCGGGCACGGGCACGCTCGTATCGGTCGGCGGCGTCAGTCAAGGCGTCTTCCATGACCCGCCGCTCGGGACGTTCCCGACAAGCTCCGTTCAATCCCTCTATTGGGTTGACGTCGTCGTCGAAGACGCCCTCGCCGAGGTCCGAGAAACGGTCGTGACCTATATGGACGGGGCGACGCTCGTCGGCCGTCTGACGATCGACGGATTCGAAACGCTGACCGATTGGCCCGGCCTGGCTAACGCGTGGTGGGCCGACGGCCTCGCGAACGCGGCGCAATGGGCCTACCTGCAGGCACTCGTCGGCGACACGACGATCGACACCTTTACCGACCCCGACGACGTCGACATGACGGGGGCGCCGCCCGAGGTCGACCTACCCGACGAGGCGTGGATTTCGCGCGAGCAAATCTTCACTTCGGCGACGATTGCCGACCTCTCGACGGCGCAGGCCGAGCTCGACGCGCTCGCCGACGATGACGTGCCGCCGACGGCGCCCGCGAGCCTCGACGCGACGGCGATTAGCTCGACGGCCGTGCTCGTGGCTTGGCCCGCCGCGACCGACAATGTCGGCGTCGTCGCCTACCTCGTCGAGCGATGCGAGGGCGAGGCGTGCACGGGCTTCGTGCAAATCGTGTCGCGTACGACCACGAGCTATATCGACACGGGGCGCACGCCCGAGACGGTCTACCGCTACCGCGTGCGGGCCGTCGACGACGCGGGCAATTTCGGGCCTTACTCGCCGATAGCCGAGGCGACGACGCCCGAGCTCGGGACCGAAACGGGGCTCGCCGCGATCGTCTCGGCAATGGCGGCGGCGCTTGAGCCGCTCAAGGCGACGATTCCCGACCTGCAGGTCTATCCGTTTCTCAACCCAAATCCGACGCCGCCGTCGATCGACATTTACCCCGCAGACCCGTTTCAGTCGAGCTCGGGCTTCGGGCAAGACATGGACACGTTTTGGGTGGTGCGAGCTCGCACGACCACGGCCGACCACGAGGCAGGGCAGCGGGCGCTCCTACGCATGCTCGACCGTGGGGCGCCCGAGTCAGTCGAAGAGGCGTTGACCGCTGACCAAACGCTCGGCGGGCTCGTGCAGTCGCTCGGGATTCCCGACGAGGGCGTCTCGGGCTATCGCGTCTACCTAGAAGACCCGCAGGGCAACGGGTCGCTTATCGGCGTCGAATGGCGATTGGAGGTCATCACGAAATGACGCTTTACAAGGTCACGGCGGCGACGGGCTTTCGTGGCTTTAAAGAGGGCGAGGAATTCGAAGCCGAGCTCGCGCCCGACGAAGAGCGCCGCGCGAAAGAGCGCGGGTCAATCCGCGTCGTTAAACGCGACGACAAAGAAGGGAAGAAGGAGGGTAAAGAATGAGCAAGCGAGTCGCACTAAAAGACTCGGTTATGGTCGACGCAGTCGACCTAAGCAATTTCGCCCGTAGCGTGGAATTCAGCTCGGAACACGAGCGGGTCGATGTTAGCGGCTTTAACGCTACGGGAAGCAATGAGTATTTGACCGGGCCGACCGAGCAGTCGGTCACGGTCGAATTCTTCGGGTCTTACGGCACGGGCGAGGTCCACCAGACCCTCTACCCGATCCATCGCGACCGAGAGGTCGTCGCGTTCGCATGGCGCCCCGACCAAACGGCGCCCGCTTCGGCGACGAATCCCGAGCTGCGAGGGCAGGTGCAGCTTTACTCGTACGGGCCGGGCGCGACCCGGGGCGATACCGAGACGTTTTCGGTTGTCTTCCAGGCAGCCGACGAAGACGGCCTCGCTTTCCAGACAACGCCGCTGCCGTAATGCCAGCTCAAGGCGCAACGCTGCGGGTCGAGGGGTACCGCGACTTTCTCGTCGCCTGCGACAAGGCGGGCAAGGAAACGAAGCGGGAAGTACGCGGCACCTTTCGCAAGGTCGGCGACATAGTCAAGGTCGACGCGAGCCGTCGGCTCGCCGACATTAGCTTGAGGTCGGCGGCGGGCTATCGGACCTACGTGCGGCAGCGAGGCGTCGAGGTCGACCAATCGCTGCGGCGCACGCCCCGCAAAAAGCCCGATTGGTCGTTTACGCAAATGCGGCGAGCCCTCGGGCCGTCGCTCGCATCGAACGAAGAGCGCGTCGTCGGCGAATTCGAACGCGCGATGGACACGGTATGCGACCACTTCGAAAGGGGTTGAATGGACTTCCTGACGATCGACGGCGTCAAGCCCTATGACGGCCGCTACGAATTCGACCTACGCGGGTCGTCGTTCACGGTTCGCGAGTGGGGCTACATAAAGCGCCACTCGGGCTACCTGCCAATGACGATCGACGACGGGCTCGCGGGCGCCGACGCCGAGCTCATGGCGGTCTTCGCCCTTATCGCGCTCGTGCGAGCCGACAAGGTCGAGCCGAGCGACGTGCCCGTCGTATGGGAACGTTTCGCCGACGCCCCGGGCGTCGTTTCGATCCGACTAGAGCTCGGTCGCGACGAGGTCGACGAAGACGAGGACCCTCCCCAAAGCTCGACCGAGAGCGCGACCTCTTCTGGCGACGATTCGAACGGGAATTCGGCGAGCTCGGCCGAGCCGACGCTACCTATTGGGACCCGCGACTCGGATATTTCGGGGTCCCTCCGGGTCGGGGGGTGGGAGAGCTGACGCCGTTGCAAATGCTTACGACGGTCGAGCTCTTCGCGGCGGTCTACGGCGTGCGGGAAATGGTCTAGCCCGTGGCATTCGGCAGCCGCGAAATTAAGGTCACGATCCTCGGCGATAGCCGGGACCTTGAGCGGGCTTTCGACCGATCCTCGAAAGCCGCGCGTGACTTCAACCGCGACGTAACCTCGGGCTCGGGCCGAGCGCAGCTCGCGTTCTCGGGCCTCGGCAAAGAGGCTGCGAAAATGGCGGGCGGCTTCCTGGCCGTCGACGCCGCCGCCCGAGCTCTCGGCACGGGGCTAAAAGTCAGCGTCGAAGCGGCGTCGAACCTGACCGAGCAAATCGGAAAGTCGCGCATCGTCTTCGGCGGCGCGTCGCGCGACGTCGAGGCGTGGGCGAAGACGACCTCGACTTCGTTCGGGATTGCGAACGACCAAGCCCTAGAGACGGCGGGCACGTTCGGCAACCTCTTTCGCACGGTCGGGCTCGTCGGCAAAGCCAACGCCGATATGTCGACCTCGCTCGTTGAGCTGGCAGCCGACCTCGCGGCTTTCAACAACATTGACGACGTTTCGCAGGTGCTCGACGCGCTGCGCTCGGGGCTCGTCGGCGAGGCCGAGCCGCTGCGGCGCCTCGGCGTGCGGCTCTCGGAAGCCCGGGTCCAGCAAGACGCGCTACGGGAGTCGGGCAAGCGCAGCGTAAAGCAGCTAACCGAGCAAGAGAAAATGCTCGCGCGGTATCGAATCATCCTGACCGATTCGAAGACGGCGCAGGGCAATTTCGCCGCGACGCAAGACTCGCTCGCGCAGCAATCGAAGGTTCTAAAGGCGCAGCTCCGCGACCTCTCGACGGTCATCGGCGGCATGCTCATTCCCGCCATTACGGGCATCGTGACCACGGCGAATACCGCCATTCAAGACGTGCGCGAGCTCGGCGACGCCCTCGCTTTCCTGGCAAGCAAATTGCCGCTGCCGCCCGTCTTCCCCGACGGCGCGGGCGAGACGGCGAAAAAGGTGCTCGGCGATTTGCTCCCGGCGATCCCCGTCGTCGAGCAGCTCGCTACGGGCATTCACGGCGCCGCCGACGCGTACCGAGACTTCCGGGCCGCAGCGGCGACGCCCGTCGTCGTCACGATCGACTTTCAGACGATGGGACCCGTCGGCTTGCTCACGGGCGCCGGGCTCGGGCTCGCGGCAAAAGACCGAATCGAAAGCCGAGGGCTCGGCACGCCGCCCGCCCCGCTGACGACCAAGCAGCGCCGCGACTTTTTCGACGCGAACGTCGCGAGGCAACGCGACGCCGTACAAGACATTGCCAATAACACGGCGAAAATTACTCGGCTAGAGGGAATCCGGGCGAAGCTGCAGGGCAAGCTCGCGACGACCAAAGACCCGACGCGGCGGCTCTCGCTTGAGCGCGAAATCTTGGAGGTCAACCGCGACATTCGCGCCGTGCGCGGGGAAATGCACGCCGAGAGCGCGAGCGCCGCGAGCGACGCGAAAGCGAGCGCCGAAGAGCTAAAGCGACTCGCCGAAGAGCGGGCCGACGCCGCCCGCGAGCGAGCGCAGACGGCGCAGTTTGCGGCGCTCGGGCTCGGGCCGAACGGCGAAGCCCTGGCGCCCGGGCTCGGCGCCCTGCGAAAGCGACTCGGCCGAACGCAAAAGGCGCTCGCCGGGACGATCCTCGACCCGAAGCGCAAGTCGGAAATGGTGCGGCTGCTCGAAACCATGAAGCGGATTCTGGCGGGCAAGCTCGGCGAGGTCGGCGAGGAAATGCGGCGCAAGCTTGAAGAGCTGCTCGCCGGGCTCGACAAGACGATTGCCGAGCACGCTAAACGCCGCCGTACGCGTCGCTTCCGCCCGGTTGACGTCGACGACCTACTTGCGGGGCTCGGGCTCTCACGCGACGAGATACGAGCTCTCAAGCAGCGTCTAGCCGTCGTCGGCGCGGGCGGCACGGCGCCGCTCGGCGGGCAGGGCGCATTCGGCTATCGCCTGCCCGGCGCGATCGTGATTAACGGCGGCGTGACCGTCAAGGCCGACAACCCCGACGTAATCGCTCGCGAGCTGCAGAAGAGGGCACGCCGCACGGCGACGCAGACTCGCGGCGTTCGCGCGGGCTCGCGGCAGGGGATCGACGGCTAGTGGCGATCGAAGGTTTCTGCATCGCGTTCGACGACCCGATGCTCGACACCACTCCGGTATGGACCCGCCTAGATACGGGCTCGCTTGTCGCCTCGTATTCGATTCGGCGCGGGCGGCAAGACGAGCTGGCGAAGACGGGCACGGGAACGGCGACGGTCGAGCTCAACGATCGAAATGGGCTCTTCGACCCGAACAACGTAAGCGGGCCGTACTTCGGCAAGCTCGACGGCAAGCAAGCGGCGCTCGCGCTCTGGCACCCGATCGACGAGGCATGGGTCACGCTCTTTCGCGGCTTCGTCGACTCGTGGGAATACGAGCTCGACCCGTCGGGCCTCGTTAGCCGAGTGCAGGTCGAGCTCGTCGACGCGCTCGACTACCTCGCGGGCGTCGAGCTCGTGCCCGGGACGGCCGGGCAGCCGCCGCCCTCGACCGACTCGGAAGGGGACGTCTATTACGAGCTCCAAGAGGTCGACGACCGAATCGTCAACGTGCTCGGTAACGCCGCTTGGCCGTCGTCGCTCTCGACGATTTTCTCGGGCAACGTCTTCGTAAAAGAGACGTTCTACCCGCCCGGGACGACGGCGCTCGCGGCGCTTGCCGACGCCGCCGACGCCGAGTTTCCGGGCGTGGCAAATGTCTTCGTCGACAAGCTCGGAAACGTCACGTTCCACGGCCGTCATGCTCGCTTCGATCCCGACTCGGTCAGCGACGGCACGGCATGGGACTTCCATCGCTGGCGCTGCGGCGACGGCGAGATTACGAACGTCGATGCAACCTACGCGCAGCTTCGACGGCTCGGGTTTTCGCGCCCGCGCAAGAACATCATTAACGCCGCAATGGCGCTGCCCGATCGCAACCCCGCTCGCATCATCGACCCTGGCCCGCCCGAGGTCCCCGAGCCCGCGCTAACCGCCGCCGAAATCATCGGGAACATCGTTAGCGACGCGACCTCGCGCACGGCCTACGGCGTGCACTCGTGGTCGGCCGAAAACCTCCTGACGTGGGGACACAAGACGAGCGGCACGGATGACCTAGAGGAAACGAAGCTATTTGCCGACTACTACCTCGAAAATTACAAGCAGCCCGTGACCCGGATTACGCAGCTCGGCTTTCGGTCGATTCGCCCCGACGACTTCCGAGGCCCGGCGACATGGGACCTGCTTACGGGCGTCGACATAAGCGACGCGATTCTCGTTTTCGTCAACTACCCGGGCGGCGACGGCTTCGAAAACGAGGAATTCTTTATCGAAGGAATCACGTACGACGTGCAGCCCTTGCTCGGCGAGAATGCAGACCCGCATTACGCCGACGTCACGCTCTCGCTCGACGTTTCGCCCTCGGCGTTTTACACAATCGCGCCCGACGGGTGGTGAACGAATGAGCTCGCGCGTACCGATCCACGGGCGCAACCATCGCCCGGGCGGGCCGGACCCGATCCCGGGCATGGGCACGGGCAGCGGCGACGGCGTCGACGCGCCGCTCGTCGATATGGGTTTCTTCGACGCGAACGGGACATGGACCAAGCCCGACGACGCCGTCTCGGTCGAGGTCGTCTGCGTCGGCGCCGGGGGTGGCGGCGCGGGTGGGGCTCGCGGCAATACGGCGGCGATCATCGGCGGCGGCGGGGGCGGCGGGGGCGGCGCCGTTACCCGAGCTCTCTTCCCTGCCGACGCGCTCCCGTCGACGGTCGCGGTAACGGTCGGCGCAGGCGGGACGGGCGGCTCGGGCGGGACGGGGGCGCCGACGGGCGCCGGGACCGATGGCGGTATGTCGAGCTTCGGGTCGTACCTGACGGCGGGCGGCGGCGGCGGCGGCACGGCAGCGAGCGCAGGCGGCACGGGCGGCACGCCCGTAGCGAACGCCGTCGGCCAAGCAGCGAACGAGCCCGGGGGCGGCGCCTCGGGCGGCATCGGTAGCCAATCGGCGCGAGGCGCGGGCGCGAGCGTCGCCGGGACGTCGAGCGAGTGGGGCGGCGCCGCTGGAGCTGGCGGCGGGACTAACCTCTCGGCCGCAGTCGGGCAGCCTGGCGGCGGGTCGATCTACGGCGGGCCTGGCGGCGCCGGGGGCGGCGGCATTACGGCGGCGGGCGCCGTTGCGAACGGCGGGCTCGGCGGCGGCACTCGACGCTACGGCACGAGCGGCATCGCGTCGAACGGCGGCGCGGGCGGCACGGCGGGCGGCAACGGCACGGACGGCACGAGCTATACCGGGCCGTACTGCGGCTCGGGCGGCG